GAGATTGATAAAAAATTATCTGTTCATCCCCCGTCAGAAAGAAGCAGAGACTCAGATTTGGTGGAGGTGGCTTGCCGCTCCTGTGACAAAACAGAAGAAGTATCGGCATCATTGATACCGCAGGAAGTCGAAAGGTATATTTGCAACCGTTGTCAGGTCAGAGGGATTAAAAAATAATGTCAGAAATGATTTTGACAGACCCCGCAGCAGAAAGAGCGGTTCTTTCTGGGATATTTAACTATGGAAAAGACGCATATTTTGATGTAGCGGATATTATAAATGAAAACACGTTCACCGTAGATTCTAATGCTATAATCTACAAGTGCTTAAAACATGTACTTGAAAGTGATACTGTTGAATCAATAGATATCCCCAGCATATTTTCAGCGGCCTCGGAACTTGGGTTAAGCTATGTATTTGATAAGCGAGAAGAAGTAAAACATTTAAATGCGATAACTAAATTTCCTGTAAATCTTGGAAACGTCAGGAAGTTCGGCGCAAAAGTTAGGAAGCTAGAAATAGCTCGCCTTTTGAATAGGCAACTTGCAGAAGCTCAGGACAAAATCAAAACTCTCAACGGAGATGAAAACTTATCTTATATATTGGGGCTGGCAGAAGATGCCATATTCGATTTCAGCTCTCTCCTTAATGACAAGGGAGATGCTCCTGTAATAATCGGAGAGAATATTGAAGAATATGTTAAATTCCTCGAAGAGAACCCATGTCAACAGATGGGCGTATCGACAGGATATCCTGTTTATGATAGTGCTATTGGCGGAGGCTTAAGAAGAGGTACTGTAAACGTGATAGGGGCTAGGCCAAAGATAGGCAAGACATTGTTGGCAGATAATATTGGCCTGCACGTCTCCTCTGAGCTTGGCATGCCGGTTCTTAATCTGGACACTGAAATGGTTTTAGACGACCACAGACATCGAACTTTAGCTATGACAAGCGAGGTATCAATTAATGATATAGAAACAGGTCAGTTTGCTGAGACGCCAGACAAGAGAGATAAAATTTACAAGGCGGCAAACAAGCTTGATAAAGTACCATATTTTCATTATTCTATTGGGGGTATGCCGTTTGAAGAACAACTTTCTATTATGAGAAGGTGGCTGGCAAAAGAAGTAGGTTTGAATCCCGATGGAACCGCCAAGGACTGTCTTTTGATTTATGATTATGTGAAGTTGATGTCTTCAGATTCGATTTCCAATGCAATGGCTGAATTCCAAGTGCTGGGCTTCATGATGACAGGGCTCCATAATTTTGCATTAAGATACAAGGTTCCAATACTAGCCTTTATTCAGCTAAATAGAGACGGCATCAACAGAGAATCAACCGACACAGCTAGCGGCTCAGATAGAATTATTTGGCTTTGCAGCAACTTTACTATCTTCAAGCGTAAATCAGACGAAGAAATTGCAGAAGATGGTACGGATAATGGAAATAGAAAACTTGTTCCTTTGGTAGCTAGACACGGAGGAGGCCTTGATGACGGTGACTATATAAATATGAAGATGAAGGGCTGGTGCGGAAAAATAGAGGAAGGAAAAACAGCCTCAGAGATTCGTGAAAATAATACGCAGTCTGAAGAAGGTTTTATAGTTGATGATGATGAAGAAGAAATCCCATTTGCCTGAGAGGTTCGACCCTTGGAAATTGGCAGAGATAGAAGCTGCCGCACTGGAAAACATCGAAGAACTTCTCGAATTGCTTGGCGTAGAATATGAGACGGGCCATACGAGAATTGATGGCCAGTGTCCGGTTCACGGGGGAGATAATCCTACGGCCTTGAACCTATATTTAACCGGCCACACTAGGTCGGGACATTGGGTATGCAACACTCGCCATTGCGAGAAATTTTTCAAACCAACTTTAATTGGATTTGTCAGAGGGGTTTTATCTCAAAACACATATCAATGGTCAGACGTTGGCGACAAACATGTTACCTTTCCCGACACAATGAAATACTTGCTCTCATTTATAGAAAAAGATTATCAGGATATAAATACTGACTACCAATCTATAGAGAAGAGAAGATTTGAGTCAAAAATAAACAGCGTTTTTTCTACCAAGAAGAAGCAGAACGGACTGTCTTTTATAAATAGAGATAGGGTTATAGATTTGCTACAAATACCAGCTGAATATTACATAAACAGAGGGTACGCGCCCTCTATACTAGAAGAATATGACGTAGGGCTTTGCACTAGGACAAGTGCCCCGATGTATAATAGGGTAGTTGTTCCAATATATGATGATAACCACAAATATATGGTCGGCTGCACGGCTAGAGCCACCGCAGAAGGCCAGTCGCCCAAATGGTTACACAGCAAGGGGTTTAGTGCAGATAGCTATTTGTATAATTATTGGAAGGCAAAAAAGCATATAACAGAAACTGGCACTGCTATTTTGGTGGAAGGACCAGGAGATGTATGGCGACTAGAGGAAAGCGGAATACATAATTCCGTGGCTATGTTTGGAACTTATTTAAGCGAATCACAAAAAGACCTTCTAGACATATTGGGTGCGATGTCTCTAGTAATACTTACAGACAATGATGAGGCTGGTAAGATGGGGGCAGAAACCATCTTTCAACAATGTAGTAAAACCTATAGAATATATTTTCCACGTCATTCAAATTTTAACGACGTAGGAGACATGGACAAAGACGCAATAACATCTGATATCAAGCCAATCATAGAACAAATAAAGAATTTATAGGAAATAATAAAATGAATATCTTAGGCCTGTCGGGAAGAAAGCAAAGTGGAAAAAACACTTGTGCCAATCTTGTCATAGGTTGGGAGATGCTAAGCCTTGGCCTTACCTCAAACTTTAAGCTTACTGACAGGGGTCATCTATGGGTTTCAGACATATTTGGAGATTCTGAAAACAACCAAGGCGTCTTTGACGTAATGAATCAAAGCTCAGCTATGAAAAAATTCTTAGAGGAATATCTTGACCCATTTGTTAAGCTTTATTCTTTCGCAGGCCTCTTAAAAAGGGGTGTTTGCATGGATATATTAGGTCTATCCTATGAGCAATGTTATGGGACAGACGAAGAAAAGAATTCAAAGACCGAAGTTCTATTTCCAGAAACTGGCAAAAAGGCAACGGCGCGCGAAGTCATGCAGTTTGTGGGAACAGATTTTTTTCGTCAGATATATCCTAATGTATGGGTTGATGCAACGATAAGAAAAATTCAAGAGGATAGTCCTTTTCTCTCTATAGTTTGCGACTGTCGCTTTCCCAATGAAATAGAAGGAGTACAAAAGGCTGGCGGAAAAGTCATCAGACTTACAAAGAATGGAAGTTCTTCTGACGCGCATGAAAGCGAAACAGCCTTGGATAAGAACAATTTTGATTGGGATAAGTTTGACAAAATCATAGACAATGAATCTCTTACGGTGGGTCGGCAGAACGAGGCTATGTACAATGCGATGAAAGAATGGGGATGGCTATCTCTTGATATTAATGAAGGAGCCCAATTATCATAATAACATATTTTCGCTCTTCCAGCTTCAACTGCCATTCAATGTGTCCACAACAATACATGATGGAATATGTCTTGGGTTGGAGGGGCAAGGGCGGCATCAAAGCAGACAAGGGTACGATTGTCCACAAAGCACTAGAAATATTAGCCGTGGCTAAGAAGGCCAAGCAAGACGGTCAAAAATATATAGAAGATGAGATAGTAAAAAAATTAGACGTAAACTATTACGACATTAATAATATTGTTGAACAAGTCTATCATTATTATTCCAGCGCCTTTTCATATCATGATTGGCAGCCGATAGACTTAAAGAACTGCACAGACTGGACATGGAAAGCACTAAAATTAAACGATGGAATGTTTGACCCTAGAAAAAGATTTGTTGTAGAAGCAGAGCCGCACTTTGATTTCGAGATTGACGAGCCGTGGGCGAAATATGAATATGACTTGAGCGGAGAAAAAATTCGTGGTACATTGTCCATGAAGGGAACCATGGACCTCATAACGAAAGTGGACGACGGGTTTTATGAAATCATAGACTGGAAAACTGGACGGAGGCTGGATTGGGCGACCGGAGAAGAAAAAACCTTTGCCAAGCTAACGAAAGACCCCCAGCTCAGAATTTATCACTATGCCGCCTCCCAGCTTTATCCAGAGGCCGAACAAATAATGGTGACTATTTATTTTATAAACGACGGAGGCCCATTTTCAATCTGCTTCACCAAAAAAGACCTTCCAGAAACAAAGGAAATGCTAAGAAAGAAATTTGAGGAAATAAAGAATACCAGAATACCGAGACTTAAAAGGTCTTGGAAGTGTTCTAAAATCTGCCATCAAGGAATGAGCACGTTTGAAGGTACGGATATTCATCCCATGATAGAAACAAGGCATGGAAAAGTAATTCCATATGGACAGACAATGACGAAGTGTGAGCAGATTAGATATGAGATGGAGAAAAAAGGTATGGACAAGGTTGTCGAAGAATATACTGCTCCTAACCACGACGTTGCGAAATATCAAGCTCCAGGCAGCATAGAATGAAATCTCAAATAAAACAAAGGCTGAGTCAATTAGTAGAGACAAGGCCCAAGATTTTAAATGACCCGAATGAATTTATAGACAAGTCTTCATATATAAAAATATTAGATATGTATATGGAGTCTTTGCGAGATATTATTTTTATAGTAGATGCCGTAAAAAACGAAAATCAACAAGCGGTTTCACATTGGTTTGCTAGATTTAAAGAAGATTGAATATGTATTTTCCTTTGCATTGCCATAGCCACTACAGTCTCCTAGATGGTCTAAGTAGCCCCTCACAAATTTCCGATAGAATTAAATCTCTTGGACTAGAGGGGTCTGCGATAACAGACCACGGGAATATTTCTGGTAGCGTTGCGTTCACCAAAGAGATGAAAAGAAGTGGGCTTAAACCTATATTAGGCTGTGAGCTATATATATGTAAAGAACACGCCAGCGAAAGAAATAAAGAAAACTCTAAGCTTAACCACCTGGTTGTT